TATGATGGCGGCGAGGCGTCTATTAAGCTGTCGGTTGAACTCTACGAGTCCGACCACGGCATCGTGTCCATCGTCAACATGAATCCTGACTGCGCTCCAGATACGACCAACAAGGACACCGGCTACTTGGTTAATCCCGAGTATTACGGCATTGCTGAACTCATCCCAACTGGCTCGACCCGTCTCCCTAACCTTGGTGGTGGCGAACGCGGCTACGTTGACTGCGCCTTGACTCTCATCGTGAAACACCCCGGTGCTCACGGCAAGATCACTGCCCTCACATAATCCAACGAAAGGAATACCAATATGCCTAAACTCACAGTAAATGAAAGCGCGTTCGGGATGACCGACGAGCTTGTTATCGACTTCACAGCCTTCTCGGTTGCCAATGCTGGCACTTTGGCTGACAACGCAACCAAGACATTCACGTATGCCATTCCAGCCGGAACTATGGTTACGGATGTCTCGGCCTATCTGGTGACTGCGTTCGACGACAGTGGCGGCGGCGATGAGCTGAACGTCATTGTTGGCGACGGCACGGATGATGATGGCTTTCTGACAACTGCGGCTCTGCACGTTGACCAGACTGAAATCACATACGTTGCTGACACGGGTGCATACATCGACAATGAGAACGGCAAGGTTTACACCGCAGCCGACACCATTGATCTGAAGTTCACCCCCAACGTCTCGACTGGGACGGATTACTCGCTCAACGAGCTTACCGCTGGTCAGGTGAAGTTTAAGTTCCGCTTGGTTAGTCTCGCCTAAGCCAACTTTTTAGTTGTGTTAAACTTGGCCACCTCTTAACTGGGGTGGCCAATTTCGTTTTGCATGAATATCATCAATAAACCAAAAACCTATTCCAAAGAAGAAATTGATAACGAGCTTATCAACATCGTGAAAGAGAGTCTTGCGGAAGAAAAGGCAACGGAGTTTGAGCGCACTAATGTAGCTCGCGCACAAGCGTCTGTGATGAAAAACCACAAGAGCGTTCCCGGCTTGGGGAAGTGCATAGGTGTTATGCCGGGACGTGAGTATTTCCGGCTTGTGAAGAAATACGGATACGAGACGGTTCACAGCAAAGATTTCATGCGATTCTTCAACAAGAAGATGCCTGAACTTTCCCCCAATAGAGTTTAATGAAAAACAAGTCATATTCCGAGTTGCTAGCACTTGTCCAAGCTCTTTCGGGCGTGGATGCGTTCACTGTGCTTGAACAATCGAAAGTGTTGGCAATGGCCAATCGTCGCTTGTATGAGGCGTATGACTTCAGCCCTACGTGGCCACGTTACATCGTGGGCGCACAGGTGAGGCCAGCTACAAATAATTTAATTGCCCGTGAATACGATGATGTTGCTGGAGTTAGAACATCCTCGTCTGCTTCGCGTAACGGGACAACGGTTACAATTGTTTGCACGGCTTCTATCAGCTTTGTTGCTGGAATGACTGTTGTTGTGTCAGGGCTCACCGGAACGGTTAGCCCCAATGGAACCCAGACAGTTGTAAGCATTGAAACAACCAACCTGAGTAACGACACATTTACCTACAGCCTTGCATCCGGAACAGGGGTTGAGACGTATAGCGGCACCGCCACCGTGTCCCCTGCGGCCATTGACGACATCTCGGACTACAACCGTATCTGGAACGCCAATCCATTTGGCACAAACCCATCTTACGAATACGACTTCTTCGTTGATAGCAATGGCGCGACAGTCATTAACAACGCGACAGGCAACCTTGGGTTTTGGGTTGGCTACAAAAAGGAATGGCCCGGTCCATACACCACTGCTGCGGTTGATATTCCACTAGAGTTTTTCCACTATGCAGCTCACGCTACCTATGCCGATTTCCTTCGTATGGACGGTCAGGTTGACAAGGCTATTGCCGAAGAACAAATTGCCATGAGCTACCTTATGCTAGAGTTGAGCAAGGCCCAGAATCAGCGCAATAACAACTTCTTGTTTCGCCGCATTTCTACCTACGTTTCAACACAATCACGCTAATGAATAACTCCCTTGTTGTTAATCTCTATCCGTCTCCAACCGGGGAGGCCGACGAACGCCTTGCTGTAAGCACAGCGGCAGTTGCTCTTACGAATGTTTGGTCTTCGTCCAAGACGAAATACATCCTAATTGATATTCAGGGTGACGATGTTATGGTGACTTTTGATGGTAGCACACCTACCGCTACGAATGGTCATTTGTTTAAGAAACTGACGCCCCCGTTTTTTTGGAATAAGAGCACGGCTCTTGCGGCTAAGTTTATTCGCGCTGCTTCTACGGATGCTTCGGTTCACGCAACCCCATTTACTGTCTAACCATGTCAAACTCACGCATAGTTAACGGACCAATGCAGGTGCTTCCAGTTAGCGGAACATCCATGCGAACGCTTTCGGTTGGTGGAACAGCTACCAACTTCATTGTCGCGGCCCTCAATCCAAACACCAGTCACATCTATTGGACGTTAGACGGAGCAGATATTCGGCTCACCATTGATGGCTCTACTCCCACTACTTCCGTTGGCCACATTTTCAAGGATGGTAACAGCGGTATCTGGAGCGCGGGCTGGGCAAAAAACGCCAAGGTAATTTCCGTAAGCGGAACGGGCGTGTTTACGATTAGCGAACTCAACTACATTTAACCATGTCCGGCATTTTTGACCAAATCATCAACTATTCTCCCCCGCTGATTGTTAGCGGCCCGGTCAATTACAAAGGGACATGGAATGCTTCGACAAACAATCCAACCTTAAACAACCCGCCTGCGGTTTCTACCAAGGGCGACTATTACGTTGTAAGCACGGCTGGAACGCAGTTTAGCATTACGTTTGGCGTCGGTGACTGGATTATCAGCAACGGCACGGCTTGGGAAAAGGTAGATTTGACGGACGCTGTTTCTAGCGTGTTTGGGCGCACAGGAGCCGTAGTTGGTGTTAGCACCGACTATTCCGCCGTTGGCATTACAAACACGGCTATTGGGGCTTCTAGCCCATCTACGGGTGCCTTTACCACGGTTAGTGCCTCCACCCCAATTGCAGTGGCTTCTGGCGGCACAGGCGTGACCACCTCGACGGGCAGCGGCGCAAACGTGCTCTCTACGTCTCCCACGCTCACGACGCCAATCTCGGCGTCTCTCACCTCGCCAGCCGCCTCCAACCTCACCCTAGGCACCGGCACGTTCGGCACCGCGTTGACGTTCGCGAGCGCGACGGGCGCGGCGACGTTTTCGGCTCCTGTTTCCGTTTTTGGGTCAACCGGCACCGAAGTAAATTTTGCGCTCAATCAAAGCGGGGTTGGGCAGTGGTCCTTTCGCAACATAGCCACGAGCGGCGATCTGCGGCTTTCAATCGGCGGCAACGATTGGTTGAGTATTGTCCGAACCACGGGCGCGGCGACGTTTGCCAGCACTTTGTCTGTTTCCGGCACCACCACCAGCACGTCCACCACGACCGGGAGCTTGGTCAACGCGGGTGGGTTTGGCAATGCGGGGGCGGCTAACTTTGGAAGCACGCTAGACGTGATTAGTGGCTTGCGCGACATAAGCAGTGGTCTGTCCCAATTTTCAGTCATAGCAACCGGAACTAGCGCCATCGCCAACGGCGGCACGATTCAACTTGGCGGCGTATTTACAGGCACTTCTCAGGGAACCTTCGCCGGGCTTAAAGGCCAAAAGGAAAACGGCACCGATAACAACACGGCAGGCGCACTTACCCTTTGGACGCGACCAGCAGGCGGCGCAATGACGCAGCGGGCCACGCTTTCGAGCGTTGGAAATTTCTCGCTGTCCTCCACCACCGCCAGCACGTCCACAACGACAGGAGCCCTCACTGTTGCGGGCGGCGTAGGCATCGCGGGCACCCTGAACACAGCACGCGCAACCATAGAATTCGTTTCTGGAGTTGGGCTTACCTCTCGAATTACTGCAACCGGAGGAACCCCCGAAGCCTTGCGATTGGAAAGTTTTGCAAACCAAGCCGCAGACCGGGGAATCCAGCAATCCTTTTACATTCCAAACGGGACAAGTCGTGAAGGTGTTCGCTTTATCGCGGCAAACGCTTCGGCAGGAACTCCCGGTGGGTATCTGGGCATCTGGACTGAAAACACTTCAGGAACAATGACTGAGGGCGGACGATTCACCGCCAACGGCAACCTCCTAATCGGCGGCACGACCGACATTTCCGGCACGGGCGGGCTCAAGGTGTTCGGCACCACCGCCAGCACGTCCACGACGACGGGCAGCTTGGTCAACGCGGGTGGGTTTGGTAATGCGGGGGCGATCTTCGCGGGCGGGCAAATCCGCTCCACCTCCGCAACGGGCGGCATCGGCTACGCGACCGGCGCGGGCGGCGCAGTCACGCAAGGCACCTCGCGCACCACCGGCGTCACGCTCAACACCGTGTGCGGCGCGATCACGCTTTTCACCGATGGTGGCTCAGAATTTTGGCAGAGCTTCACCGTCACCAACTCCGTCGTGGCCGCGACCGACACCATCATCGTCAACCAGCGCAGCGGGACCGACCTTTACATGATGCACGTCACCGCCGTTGGCGCGGGTTCCTTCCGTATTTCCTTCGCCACTACGGGCGGCACGACCTCCGAAGCGCCCGTTTTCAACTTCGCAGTAATCAAAGCCGTCTCTTCCTAATTTTTTCCTACCATGAATGACCCAATCGTCACCACCACGCTACAACGCATCCAGACTGACCCGCAGGGCGAGTCTCCCGTCGCTACTGCTTTCTTCGAAAAGAAAACCACCATCGACGGGCAGGTATTCGTGTCGCCTTGGACAACGGTTCAATGGCCGCTCCTAAGCGACAAAACCGTCACGGTTGACGGCAAGACCTACACCTACGCCGAAGTCTCGGCTGCGGTTACGGCCATCGCGCATCAAGAACTCGCCGCTTCCTAACATGAACGCTCAAGAAGCACTCCAAAACCTATACGCAGCCGCTCGCCAAGCCCCATTGAAGGCCGACGACCACGATTTGCTACGCAAGTGCGCGGAGCAGCTTGCCGAGGCGTTAAAGCCAAAGGAACCGAAAGCCGAGTAACATGGCCGGAACCTCCGACACGAACTGGCGCAGCTACGTTGGACCCGCCGACAACGGGCTAACAGTGAACGCGGCTGAGTGGCAGGCACCGCTTGACCCCGAAAACTACGACGATCTCGTAAAGGGCTCCAACGTGTCGAACCTCTGCGTGTCGGGTCTCACCATTCCAGCCTCGCAGGAGGACTCGATAGACTTCGTGCGCGGCAAAAACTACGTCGTGCAGAATTGCACGGTGGCTGGGTCGATCACGGCCAAAGGCTCCATTGACGGGCTTTCGCTCTACGGATGCTGCATCTCGGGCACGATTGAGCTTGGGCAATACGACAACTACTGGAGCCGAGGCCGCGCTCCCACGCGCAACGTGTCTATTATTAGCTGCACCTCGCCAGACGGCTCGCCTATTAGGGTAAAGCTCTGGGATGCAGAGATGCCGTTTATTGAAAGCACTAACGTAAAGGTGACGAAGATTCCAAAATGGGTCTGGTTGCCTTATTTCCTGTTTCGTCGTTTGACGAATCCGAAGAAGGTATAACCCATGTTTCCACTCGCTGAAGTTCTAGGCATCGGCACGAAGCTGATCGACAAGCTGATTCCGGACCCGGAAGCGAAGGCCAAGGCGCAGCTAGAACTCACGGCGCTGGCGCAGAACGGCGAGCTGGCGAAGATGAACGCGGACCTCGAAGCCTACCGCGTCGAGCAAGACAACCTGACCGACCGCCTCAAAGCGGACATGGCTTCGGACTCGTGGTGGTCGAAAAACATTCGGCCAATGACGCTCGCGGCAATCCTTGCTGGCTACTTTATTTTCGCGGGCATGTCAGCCTTCGGATACAACGCCAACGAGTCTTACGTTTCGCTGCTCGGTCAGTGGGGCATGCTCATCATGTCGTTCTATTTCGGCGGTCGCACACTTGAAAAAATCATGGAGATGCGAAAAAAATGAACGAGCACAAAGACCTCATGGAAGTGGCCAAGCTCTGGAAAGAAACGGGCTGGCTGACTGCGGTGATTGGCGGCGCTGGCATGATTGCTCGCCTACTGGCCAACCCGATCCAAGGGACGATCTGGGACAGCGTGCGGCGCGTTATCATGGCGGCCATCGTCTCGACGCTCGCATGGTTTATCGTTGAGCAGATCGAGGTCAGCTCACTTGTGAAGGCGGTCACCTACGGCGTCGCCGGTCTGCTCGCGCCGGAGATTATCGACGGCATCACGACGCTCGCAAAAAAGTATTCCAAGAACCCGACGAAGCTGCTCAAGAAATGAACCCGAAGGTCATCACGGCGGCGCTCGCCGCAACCGTGATTTGTTTCGCAGGCGTCGGAGTGGTGACGGTGAAAAACGTCTCGAAGCATATCGCGGCGAGCGACAAAGAATTCGAGATGACGAGCAACGTGCTCAGTCCGCTTTTCGATATTTACGGGCTGGCGATTGTGGACGGTCAGGCAAAGGCGAGCAAGGGACTCATCGACGCGAAGGAGTTTTGCGACTCGCTGGCGAAGCTCCAAGCCGAGGCGGAGCGATTGCTCGCGGAATTTGGCAACCCGACAGAACTCGTGGCGCAGCACAAACTCGTTGCAGCCTATCTCAAGAAAGCGCGCGAGGTCTGCGACCGGGGCGAGATTGAAACGCTCAACTCGCCGGCCATGACCTCCGAGCTTTACGCGGTTATCGAACCGATGACGGCGCTGATCAACAAGGCGCTGCACGAAGAGCTGACGATTTCGCGCACGCACAAGGAGGCCGCAGACCGGGCGCTGCTTACTTTTGAACGGTTCGCAAGCGTCGCGGCGGGACTCGGAATGGTCTTTGCCGTCGCTCCGTGGATCGGCGCGAAAGGCAAAAAGCCTGCCGTGGTCG